TACAACGGCAGCAGCATCCAGTTCCAGTATCTGGAGCGCGACAGCGATTGTGATCGCATCCAGGGAACAGAGATACATATAGCCCTGGCTGATGAGGCAGGCCAGCTAACGCCGTACCAGTTGGGCTACATCAAAAGCCGTATGCGTCTGGGAAATTTTCAGCCAAAGGAAAGCCAGCGTCATTTGCTGCCAAGGCTGGTGATGACGGCCAATCCCGGTGGTCAAAGCCATAATTTTTTAAAAGCGCTCTATATCGACCCGGCACCGGCAGAGAGTTATTTTTTTGACCACACCATGCGCGATCCGAATAATGACAAGGATCGCGGCTGGCTGACCATGTATATCCCGGCCAGGATGACCGATAACAAGTATATCGACCCCTCATATGCCTCAAGTTTTAGCGCATTGCCTGAAGAACTTGGCCGCGCACTGCGTGAAGGCGACTGGGACTTGGTGGTAGGCAGCTTCTTTGGCGATGTCTGGAAGCGTGATTTGCACGTTATACGGCCATTTGAAATACCGGAACATTGGACCAAGTTTCGGTCCTTTGACTGGGGCAGCGCGTCACCGTTCTCCGTGGGGTGGTGGGCTGTCGCAGACGACCATGAAAAATATCCAGATGGCGCACTAATCCGTTACCGCGAATGGTACGGCTCATCGGGCAGGCCCAATGTGGGCTTGCGGATGACGGCAGAAGAAGTGGGCGCAGGCATCAGGTCAAGAGAGCGCGGTGAGCGCATCGACTTTGGTGTGGCTGATCCCAGCATCTGGAAATTTGATGGTGGCCCCTCGATTGGTGAGCGCCTTGCTAAAATGGGTGTTCGTTTCAGGCGTGCTGATAACAGCCGCATAGCAGGATGGGATCAGGTGCGACAACGCCTGATAGGTGATGATGGTATCCCAATGCTTTATGTTTTTAGCGAGTGTACCGACACAATCAGAACGCTGCCGGTCATTACGCACGACAAGCACCGGGTTGAGGACATCGACACAACCCAGGAGGACCACATTTTGGACGAGATTCGCTACAGTTGTATGTCCAGAATCTGGCAACGCAGAGCGCCAGAAGTAGAGGGCGATCCTTGGCGACCACCAACAATAGACGAAATGATGGCCGGGCTAAACTATGCGTCAAAGCCACAAGGCTGGAGACTGTAAATGGCTGAATCCTACACCTATGACCGTGAGCCTACCAAAAAGGCTGACCGTGCGGCCTATTGGAATGATCAGATCAGGAAGGCACGCCGGTTTGAGGAAAACTGGCATAATCGTTGTTATGACATAATCGAGCGCTACCGGGACGATAATCCTGACCGGGCCATGCGCGAAACACGCATGAATATTTTCTACAGCAATGTTGATACACTGAAATCAGCGCTGTATTTCAAGACGCCGAAACCAAGGGTAACGCGCCGGTTCAGGGATCAAGACCCGATCGGCAAGACCATTGCCACGGTGTTGCAGCGTGGATTGCAATACCAGCTTGATGTCTACGACTTTGATGCTGCCGTCAGGCAAGTGATTGACGATATGCTGATAGTCGGGCGCGGCGTCATGCGGATGGTTTATGAGCCATTGCTGGTTGAAGGCGATCCAGAGCGCATACCACTGCAAGTTAACAGCGTGCAGGGCATAGGCGAGGTCGGCATGGGCCAGGTTGGCACTGTTGATATCGGCCAGGCGTTTGTGGACATGGATGGCAACGCTGTTGACCAGAACATGGTCAAGACGGATGCAATGGGCGCTTACATGGATGGTGCGCCAGTTGAATATATCGGTGAGCAATCAATTCGCTGTGAATATGTACACTGGCAGGATTTCACCATGCAGCCTGCCAGGTCATGGAATGATGTTGGCTGGATAGCCTTCAGGCATCTGATGACACGCCAGGAACTGGTCGATTATTACGGCGCAAAGGGCGAATCAATCCCGCTCACATATCGCGGTGAGACAAACAGCGGTTATGACAATAACGAGCAACCAGATTATGCAGAAATCTATGAAATCTGGGACAAGCGCAGCCTAAAGCAAATATTCATTGCTACCGATCACAACGAGTTACTTGAGGATTTCGATGATCCTTACAACCTTGATGGCTTCTGGCCAATGCCGATGCCATTGTGTGAAATCAGCACAACAGACACAACAATACCCATACCGGGCATTTTGACATATGAAGATCAGCTATTTGAGCTTGATCTGATTACACAGCGGATTGGCAATCTGACAGAGGCTTTGAAGCGGCGGGGCGTCTATGACGCATCTTTTCAGGAATTGCAGCGCCTGGCTGATGCAGAGGACAATGCGTTTATTCCTGTAGACAACATGGCGATGTTGCAGGCTGGCGGCGGTCTGGCCAATGTCATGCAAGAGGCACCGCTGGACAATCTCATCAAGGCATTGGCGCAACTTTATCAGTCGCGCCAGATTGTGGTGCAGACGATTTACGAAATCACCGGCATATCAGATATCATGCGCGGCCAGTCTGCCAACAGGGAGACGGCCACAGCGCAGCGTATCAAGGGCCAGTTCGGTGCCATGCGCCTGGTCAACCGGCAGCGGCGCATAGAACAGTTCCTTGACCATATTCTGGAACTTAAAGCCGAATTGATGGTTGAAAACCTAGAGCCATCATTGTTGTCGCGTATCACTGGCATCAATATCGCTCCCGAGGTTGTTGCTGTGATGCGCGATGAGCGTTTGCGCTCATACAGGGTTTCTGTTGATACAGATGAATCCAGCGCGATCGACAGCGCATCAGAACAGCGCAGCCGTACAGAGTTTTTGACAGCCACAGTGCAGTTCCTGCAAGCAATCGGCCCAATGGTGCAATCTGGCGCGGTTGGCTTTGAACAGGCCAAGCAAATGCTGTTGTTTGCGGCCAGGGCATTTCCAGGCGCACGCGATCTTGAGGACACGCTGGAAGCCATACAGCCACCACAGGCAGGGCCAAGCCCGACAGACAAACTGGTAGAGGTCGAAGCTGCAAAGGTCGAAGCCCAGACACAGCAGGCAGCAGCCGATGCCCAGGTCAAGGTGGCACGCTTGCAGCTTGACCAGCAGAAAGCCGCTCAAGATGCAGACTTCAAGCAACAAAAGCTGGACATTGATGCCGCCAAAGTGGTGACGACAGGATGAAAAACATCGAGGCAGTCGGCAAGATCACATGGCTTATGGGCCAGAGTGACCAGCATTGTAGTTGGACAGTGGACGATATTCACCGGCTTGTTTTGCCGCCAATCGCCTTGCAGCAGTTCCGCATCTGGGAAGTAGAGAGCCAGCCGGTAGGTTTTATGACCTGGGCCATGCTCGATGAGGATGCAGAACAGGGCTATCTTGATGGCACGCGCAAACTGCAACCAGATGACTGGCAGGCTGGCAAAAACCTATGGCTCATTGACTTTGTAGCGCCTCACGGCGGCGTCATGGCAATGGTGCGCGAGGGGCGTGAGCATTTACGCTCATTGTTCGGCAAAGGCGTGGTTGGCCGCGCCAATAGATTGCATAAGGGGAAATTGTGGTGTTCGGTAACTTAGTCGAAAACAGAATTTGCTACAAAGGTGACGGCGGTGGTGGCGGTGGCAATGACGGCCCGCAGACCAACCCCGGTAGCCGTGAGCGTGGCCGTGGAGACTCAATAGGCAGTATTGGTGTAGTTGATCGGACAAACCCAGCAGAAATGCGCCAGCGTGAGCAAGATTATGTGAGTGATCGGCTCAACACCACAAATGAAAAATTTGCTGAAATGGCACGCAGCCCTGCCTTCAGAGAGGCGCAGAAGTTAGAGCAACAGGCAGTTGAGACTGAAATGGCCTCTCTTGGAGGCTATGGCGGCGCTGACCCAGGCCCAAGCACAGGACCGCCATATCTTCCGGCCATGACAGACCGGCAAATGCTAGCCGCATCTGCTCAAGCGCCTAATCCTTTTGCAGCGCCATCTGCTGGGGTGACGCCAGCGCTAACACCAGCTACGTCACCAGGGTCGAACAACGCAGAGCAAGCTGAAATGGTAAGGCAGCTTGTTATAAACGCAGCGATGGGCCATGTTGGGCCGGTGCGAGACAATCTTGGCGTGGAGCGTGCGCCCAGACGCAATGAGCCGGGCAGTGGGTTCTTTGCTGATGCCTATGATGAACTTTACGGCGGCACAGCACCAGGCACGGCACTTGGCACAATACTGGGCGCTGGTCCTGTTATGAGTTTATTCGGGGGAAACACCCCTGACCCGGCTGATGCTGCTGCGTTTAATGTAGGGCAGTTAATGTCCTTGCCTGGCGCGGTGCGTGACCCGGAAACCGGCTTAGTGTCTGGCGCACAGGCTGGACGCGGCACATTAAGCATGAACCCATTCGGCGGTGTTGTTTACAGCGGCATGAACGATCCGACCTACACCGGGGCGTTTCAAAACCTGGTGCGCGGCACCGCTGGCTTGAATGGCACAGAGAATGACCGACCAAGTGACAATGTGAGCTTGCAACCAGCAGACCCAGCAGAACCAATGGACGCTGGCACGACCACGCCAGAACAGATTGATGATCTGGCGGTCAATTATCTGCAAAATCCGTTCTACCTTTATAGCGGTCAAGGCAATCTGTTTCAGCCATTTGGCAACCCAAGGGATTTTAGCTGATGGAAATCGACATGGAATCTGCTGATGCCGCTTATCAGGCATTGTCAGAGCAAGAAAAAGAGATTGTGCGCGAGGCGCTTGATAGCCCACTGGCGGCAGTACTGTCCAAGATATTCCCGGAACTAATGACCAGCCTGGGGCAGTTCAACAGGCCGCGCCGCAAGATGGATGCAGAAATGCGCCAGGTTGCAGCAGGGATGCTGATGCGATGAGCAAAAAGACATTCGTCTATAGGGACGGAAAACTAGTTGAGAAGTCAGAGGCCAGCCGCAACGCTGGCCTTTCTCTTATCCGGGACATTGAGCCTTACCAGAATATGAAGGATCGCGGCTGGATCACCAGCCGATCACAGCACCGTGAGTTCCTGAAGAAGCACAATTTTGTCGAAGTCGGCAACGAGCAAAACAAACTATTCAGTTAAAGGAAAAAACCAATGCAGCTTGATAGCACTCCCGAAGTTGAGGCCACGACCCCAGCAGCGGAGCCAGCAAGGCCCGAAACCGTAGCCGAAACACTGGCAAAGACATTACAATCATTTGAAGGCGAGGCCGATGAGCCAGCAGAGGCAGAAGAAACCCTGCCAGAGCCGCCAGAGGCTGACGACCAGGCTGATGATGAGCCTGATGAGGCTGATGAGGTCGATGAGGATGAGGCTGAAGAAGAAGAAGCCGAAGCCCCAGAACTTGAGCATATGGCAGCGCCAAACCATTGGCCGAAAGATTTTGCCGCCAAATTCGAAGCCCTAGAGGCACCAGCGCAGCATATGTTTATGGAGCGCTATAAAGACCTTGAAGGCGATTACACGCGCAAAACGCAAGAGATTGCAAAGTATAAAAAACGCAATGAGGCGTTTGATGAAATTATGCAGCCGTTCAAGGGAGACTTTGAACGCGCTGGTATGGATGAGGTGGGCGCAGTTCGACAACTGTTAGCCGCCCATGACTATCTGCGAAAAGACCCTCAAAACGCTATCAATTGGTTGGCAAATCAATATGGCGTGGATATGGCCGCAATCGGTAACGATCCAGCGGCAGAGGATGAATTTGCAGACCCGCAAGTGAAGCAGTTGCAGCAACAAGTTGCCCAGCTAACTGGCTTTATTCAAAATCAACAGACACAGCAGCAGAGCCAAGTGCAGCAAAGCACACAGTCTCTAATTGACCAATTCGCAGCAGAAACTGATGCCAACGGCAATCCAAAGCACCCGCATTTCGACAGAGTGCGCGGCGTGATGGGATCGTTAATCAGTTCGGAAAATGCCAAGGACTTGGCAACAGCGTATGAGATGGCGGTTTATGCCGACCCGGAACTACGCCAGGCACAAGTCAAGGCAATGGCGGCAGCGCAATCACAGGACAATGTGAAAACCGAAGCCGTCAAGAAAGCGAAGAAAGCAGCCAGGTCAAAAGTCAGAGGCAGTGCATCACCGGCCGCACCAGCGCTCCCGGCTAACGCGTCTATTCGTGACACCATTCAGGCGTCAATCCGACAACTTGAAAATGGAAGGAGCTAGCCAATGGCCAGCCCGAATCTTTCAGAAATTGTTACGACCACTTTAAGAAATCGGTCTAAAACTCTTTCAGATAACGTAAGCAACCACAACGCTTTGTTGCGGCGCTTGCGCGAGAATGGCAATCAAACGTCCGTAACAGGACGCGATATTGTCCGTGAACTTGAATATGCTGACAATGGGACTGTGCAGTTCTACAGCGGATACGAAACCTTAGACGTGAGTCCCGCTGATGTACTCAGCGCCGCAGTTTTTGACTATAAGCAACTTGCGGGAAATGTAACCATTTCTGGCCTAGAGCAAGTCAAAAACTCTGGTGAGCAAGCCATTATCAATCTGCTTGAGGCACGCATCAACGTGCTTGAAAAGTCGATGATGAACAGCCTTTCAACCGCAATTTATTCTGATGGTAAAGAAATGTGCCTAGCAGCCTAGTAATAGGTTGTCGAAACTCCCTTAAATTCGGTGAAGGCTTTGAAATGCTAATACCGAGCCAAGCCCCGCATGGGGAAGGTGTAGAGACTTGACAGGGGATGCCCGACCATTCAGTTGAGGGCAAAGGTAAAGTCCAGACCACAAACAGCGGAAGCTGGCGGCGAAAG